CTTATCTATCGGGCTGTGACACCTAGCGGTGTTCTTATAGAGCCTGTATTGGCGTTATCCAATAGTGGGGACTTCACTCGGTTCACCCACTTCCCTTATGCGGAAGGAAGTGAGGTGTTGATTACCACAGGCGAGCAGAATAAGCCCCCCTTCTATATTATCGGTGGGTACATGACCTCGATTGATAGGCGGAAGATTGCTGAAAGCACCCCTGCCTTTACCTCTAGGGCTGATTACACCAACATAAACGCTGATGATATAGGGATTAGAAATACAAAATCCGCTATAGTGGTGGCGACTGATGGTGTGGCGATTACTTCTCCAGATGTTAATCTTCAACTGAGGGGTGGTGTGGCTAGGGTTTCTCAAGGTGGCGTGGCTGATAACCAAGTGTTAAACGCAGATGCCACTATCAATACCCTTATTGAGTATATCACTAACCTTGAGGCGAAGATTTACCTCATGGAGCGTGGCATAGTGAACGCTTATGAAGCGGTCATTGCCTCTGCTAATGCAGTTGTTCAAGGGAGTGGTGAGGTCATTAGGAATACCTACTTAGCTCCTTATGAGGCTGAGATGGCGATACTAAATGCTAACGCCCCTGTCCCTCCTTCGGCTACAATAGAAGCAAGACTCGAAGGGGCTAAAAACCCTCATGTCCTCATACCCTAAAGGAGTATAACTATGGCTAATGTGAACTTGGACTTCTTTATGGTTGTGGCGGGGTCTGTGGCTATGCCCCTCCCCGGTCCCGTTTCTGCGGTGACTTATAACAGCCTTAGAGAGCATGAGGTGGACTTCAATATCATGGGGCAACCCATCATCAGAAGAACCTCACGCACTTATCACCCTACTGAGATTATTATTAGCGGTTCAGTATTATCTACCCCTCAGTTATATAAGAAGGAAGTTGTTAAAAGTGGGGGTGGTGACGCTATTGAGGGTGCTGGGATTTCCATTATCTCTGATGTTTTTGGAGCAGGTAGCTTTTTTGGTGACTTGTACTCATCGGAGGAGGTTGTTAATGCTTTCTCAGACCTCTATAAGAGGTCTATTGAGCAGGGCTTCAAACTTTCCTTCTACGACCTTCAGCGTCAACAAGCCTTCCATGACGCAGAGGTTATATCCTTTGTACTAGAGAGAAGTACGACTTCTAATAAGTTTGGATACCGCTATACCCTCACCCTTAAAAGCTATACTCAGAAAGTATCGGATATTTCTAGGTACTCAGAGTGGCTGTCGAGTGTGACGGGGGTTGTTAGGAGTGTTAATGCGGGTATCGCTACCCTTACGCAGTCGGTGAATGACATCAAAGACCTTGTATTTGGTCCGATTAATGACTTGGTGAGGGAAGTGTCGAGGGTAGGTGAGCAACTCGACCAACTTGTAGTGGCTACGGCTGGGTTTGGCTATCAGGCGAAGCTCACAGCCTCTAACGCTATCTCAGCAGGTCTTAATGTGGCGAGGCTTGGTGGTAGTCTTAATGAGGTTAATAGGCTTTGGGATGTACTATCCGATACTAGCACTTGGATACCGCAACACGCCCTTCTTGAGTTTTATTCTGCATGGGGTATTTCACAGGGGAACGCTAGGGGTGGGGGGAGTGAGGTTGCCACTTCATCCTCCGAACTGAGTATCCTATCCGCTTTAGATGAGGTGGCTTATCAAGCACAGGTGCTTTTGGGGTATGTGGGTTTTCCTTCTACTATAATCCCCTCTTTTGAGGATACGGGGTCTTTCCTTGATACCTCTAGTGGCAGGTTAAGTCTTGCGAGGTTCTCCACAGGTGGAGGGGGGTCGCCTTCAGCAGATGAAGCCACAAGTTCTTATTCTCTCTATACCCTTAGAATGGGCGAGTCGCTATTTGATGTAGCGAGAAGCGTATTTGGTGACGCTTCAAGGTGGACTGAGATAGCGAGGTTGAACCAATGGGCTAGTGCTTATGAGAAGTCCGATGGAACTTTTGCTTGTGCGGGGGATAAAATAAAAATCCCTTCGACTGATACCTTATTGAGTGGAGTGCCTATCCTTAATCAAGGCGACCCCATGCTTACCGATTTAAGGCTCTCAGCGGATGGGGACTTATCCTTTAATGGAGATGACCTCGCCTTAATCAGCGGAATGGATAACTTCACTCAAGCGATGGCTAATAGGTTAAAGACCAAGAAGGGTGAACTCTCATATATCCCTTCCTATGGAATGTATGACCTAATCGGTGGAAATATAAGCGATTTTGCGGTAGGATTATTATCAACCGACATCACCAATCAAGTATTATCTGACGAGAGGGTCGTGTCGGTGACGGGTGTTAATGTGATTAGCTCTATTGACCAAATAGATGTTAAAATGAGCGTCACCCCAACCACACTCGCCACTACTGACCTAATAATCCCTGTGATATAAGAAGGAGATGACGAGTATGTACACCCCTAAAACCTCAGTAGAAATCCTATCCGCCCTTAAAGGGATGGTTCTTTCTCGGACAGGACTGAGTGATATACTCCCCGGTTCAGTATTAAGCACCCTTCTCAATGCGGTCGCTATGGAAATGGGGTCTGCTCAACGCTCCCTTTATAATCTCAGGGAAGGCTTCTTCCTCGAAGGGGCTACAGGTCAAGAGCTTATTGAGCGGTGTAGAGAGCTACCCCTCGGTGGCGTTCAGCCTTTAACACCTGCACCTGCAAGCGGTGCGGTCTTAACTATTAATCGTGACCCCGACCAGCTTGAAGGCGACCTTGTTATTCCAGCAGGTAGTAGCGTTGGGTCTATTAACGGAACGACTTATACTATCCCTACCTCTATCACTATGGGAAATGGCGTTGAAACCCTATTAGGTGTGTACTGCGTGGCGACCACAACAGGTACTTCTACTAATGCAGGTATCGGTGAAATCGTTAATCCTCTCAATATGCCCGCAGAAATCTTATCCGTCACAAACCCAATCGCCCTCTCTAATGGAAGTGATGAAGAGTCGGATGATGATTTAAGGGCTAGGGCTTTGGTTTATCTCAGCGGTCTTTCTCGCTCTCAAAGAGATGCTCTACGCTACCTCGCCCTCTCCTTCATAGGCTCTCAAGGCGAGCGTATGAGGTACGCCTCTATCTATGAGGACTACTCCCAAGCGGGTTATACAGAAGTCGTGGTTGATGATGGCTCAGGTATCACAGCCACCCAAGTTTCCCGTCAAGGTATCAATGTCAGCGGGGTTATTCCTTCAAGCGGGGTCTATATCCTTTATCACGAGTCCCCTGCCATCGCCCCTATCACTACCTCAAACTTATCCATTAAGAGAAATGGCTCCCCTATCTCTATCAATAACAACGATATAGTGAGCCTCCATGAGCGAGGTGTCGTCTATCTCAAGAGTAGTGCCGTACAAGCGGGCGACACTTGGACTATCTCGGACTATCGCGTCTTTACGGGTTTTGTCTCTGAGCTTCAGAAAGAAATCGAAGGAGACCCTTCCGCTCCCACAAGGCTTACAGGTTTTAGAAGTGCTGGGACTCGCGTAGTTGTCACCCCTGCAAACCCTCAGTTCGTGCGGTTCGATGTTCAAGTTCAAGTCGAACTTGGGTACTCTTATGACCAAGTGGCTGATGAGGTTAGAACGAGTTTGATTAGCTATATCAATAGTTTAGCACCTAATGAGCCTATGTTTGCCTCATCGCTTATCCAACAAGCGAGGCGTGTGAGTGGAACAAGAGATGTGGCGTTCTTTAATAGAGGCACAGCCACACCCCTTCAAAACACCTACCCTGAGTCCCCGAAATCCGCTCTCAGAGCGGATAGTCAATCCATCAATCTAACCCCTCTAGTGGTCTAATAGGAGGTCGAAATATGAGTGGCGATAAGGTTAAGTTCTCACCCCTAGAGAGGTTGGACATCGTTGATGCCGATGCCCTTCAAGCTCTTATCTACTCCTATATCGAAAGGGCTTTTGGCTCTGTTGTCGGTGATATAGGTGGTGTTCTTGTAGATAATGGATATACCCTCAATACCTCCAACTCCACTATTATCCCTAATGACTTCACATTTCTAGCGAAGTCACTCACTACCGACATCACCAACTCCGTTGTAAGTCGCGTGGGTCTATATGACGCTAATCTATCTGGGCAGAGTGTTATTTCTTATTTAACAGCCAAGAACGCTGTTTCTAGCTACTTCACCACTAATGGCTCTCTACCCCCTAGCCCTAGTGAGGAAGGCTATTCTGACGCGATTTATGGGGCTTATTATCCATATATTTACGCTCGCACCTATAGAGCTAATGGCGAGTCTGAGGCTAGACGCTTTTGGAGTCCTGCGGATAATCTTGAAGTCAGCCAGAGCGTTGTAGTGCGTGAGAGGCAGAAGGTGTCCTTCCTCACCCTAAGCCCTACCTCATCTGTACCAACCCCATCGGGCGACTCATCTGCGTGGACTCGCATTGGGCGTATCACCTCATGGACTACAGGGACTTATCAGCCCACTCTCTCTTGGAGATACCTCGCTGACGACTCCGTATTAGACGATTTCTCGCAACTCCCTGCCTATGTGAGTACTCGGCAGGGGGAGATTGATAGAGGTGGCTTAAAGGGCGTTATAAACGCTATTAAGACCATCATGCACGCAGACCGCACTAACGGCTCTAGCGACTCCTATGTACCCACCGCTTTTGCGGTCAACACAGGACTCGCTATACAGCCTAAGTACTCCTTAGACGCTCTCGCAGGGTTAGTGGATAGCTCTATCGGTTCTGTGGTGAAGGCTAAGTCTAATAACACCCTTCAAATCGTTTATGATGGGGTTAGTACCCTAACAGGTACTCTTACCTCTAAGTACGCAGTAGGTAACGCTATACGCACATCGGCACAAGCCGACCCTAATGTGCGTGGGTGGACTAAGCCCATTATAGGCTTCGACTACTCGGTTTATCTCGATAGCCCTCATAATGGGGCTGTAGGCGATGAACCCTCTGCTGACGCTCGCTATAATATGTATCGAGGCTTCTATGTGGAAGTGGACTCCAGCTACCTCGGTTGGGTGTTCGATGTGTCGTTTAACGCTAATACCTATTACTCATCTACCGCTGAAACATACTCAGGGTTGGTAATCCCCTCGGTCTATTCGACTTCAAACCCTACTGATAGATACACGATTCAATCTATCACTATTAAGAACGCTGATGGAACTACCTCAACCAAGACAGGGTTTAAGGTTCTACTCGCCACATCGGTCATTAACTCTAACTACGGCACAGGGGCTTTGACCTTATACTCAGGGATTAGTGGCATCATCAGTCCCACCCTACAAGGTACTTATCGGTATGGCTTCTCTATGGATATTAACCTCTATAACCCCTCGGCTGTTTAAGGAGTACGCCACATGATTATCGCCTACGCTTCCGCTAATAATAACCCCCTAGTATCCCAAGCTGACTACTCCGTTAATCAGACCGACCTACCCGCAGGTAAAGTTTTCTATGGAGCAGGGGTTGATACCGAAAATCCCACCGCGACCTTTAGCTACGCTTGGACACTTCTCGCCAAGCCAGATAACTCTATCGCTAATCTAGCCAACGCCACTACCTCACAGGTTTCCTTTAACCAAGCAGACACTTGGGGCAACTACCGCCTATTTCTTATCGTCACAAATACCGCCACAGGTGAAACGAGCGAGGCTGACCCTATCCTCGCCCCTAAGTCAGCCTTTGTGACCTTTAGAGTGACCTCAGAACACCTAGAAATGGAGAAGCCCGCTAAGGGTGAGAGGGATTGGTTTAATATCGCTCATAAGTGGGTGGAGGAGCTTGAGTCTATCGGTGGAGCTATCGGTGACGCTCAAGGACTTCCTGTAGAGGCAGGTGGCACTACTGATGTGATTACCCTCGCAGGAAATAAGTCCTATAACATCAATGGAACTGAGGGTGAGATAAATGTTTCAGCCATCGCTTCCCCCACCGCCTTCGATATTTCTATCGGTCTAGCCTCACCCCTATCCCTTCAAGGGTCATTGACTATCAACGATGAGACTAACTGCAATGGCGACCTCAATATCAACCCTGCCAATAACCTCTTCGTAAGCAACATCAGAGGCGGGGTCGCCCCCTTTGGGTCTTTGACCTATAATGGCACTACCTTCAGTATTAACAGGCTCAATCAAGCTGGGGCTTCCTCAGAAATCCTTATCCGCTCAGATATTCCAACTATTTCTGAGAGGGCGGGTGTTATCCTAGAGGATAACAATGGAAACCCTAACGCCAAAATACTCACCTATGAGACTACTATTTATTCTAGGGCGGTTGACCACACCTATCACTTCGCTAGTGGAAATAATAACCCTACTGTGATTGATGGGATTTCTGTTTATCTCTCGACTGATGTGAACTCTCACATGATAGTCTTTATGAAGAACACCACCTCTGGAAAGCTCTATGTGAGAGTGGAAGGGACTATGCAGACGGGTGGTCGCATAGGCAACGGCTCTGAGTATGTTATGAATGTGCTGAAGGCTGTGAATGACGCGGATTTCTTCTCAAATACGCTCATTCAAGCGGATACCACCAACATCACTAGAAATGCTAATGGAGGCTCTCTCATCATTAGCGGTACGAAGGATGTGACTCTTGAAGCTGGGCAGTACCTCGGTCTGCGTGTTGAGGCGATGCCTCAGTACATCGGACATGGGTTGTGTATTGACTTCAAGGCTAAGAGAGAGATAGGGGTATAACAAATGAGCAACGCAGGGTTTGGTGACTACTCATGGTCGCCACAGCTAGATGTGATGATAGGCTTTGGCGACCCCTATTACGACAATATCGGTCGTGAAGTTGGCTTCGGTAGCCCCTATGACCTTGCCCTCACCCCTATCGGTGTTTCTGCCCCCGTTATAGGTGATGATGGAGGGGCTTTATTGACGATTTATGGGGCTTTTGTCGCAGGACAGGAGTACCCCATTAGTCTCTCTAGGCTTGGAGAGGACTACCCCTGTTTTGGGGGTATTTCTACACGCATTGACCCTATCGCAAGTGGCACTCAGATTAGGTGTTACGCCCCTAAAGTCGCTAGGGGTATCTACTCCCTAAAGGTGGGGGACTTGGTGCTTGATAACGCCATTAAAGTTATCCGTAGAAATAAGTGCAGAGAGGCATACTCGTTAAAGAAGATGTTGCCCTCTTTCTTTAATGCGGGTGCTAGATTATCCAATCAGGATAATGTTAGTGATTTCAATAACTTAGAGTCCATCATCTTATCAGTAGGGCAGGTAGTCCAAGAGCTTCAAGGGAAGCCGATGACGATTTTGACTTCTGAGTGGGAGTGGGCGGACACCTCTCTGCTTGTAGAGACTACGCTTGGGTTTCCTTCTAGTGGGTCTATTTCTGTTGATGGATTTCTATTCAGCTACTCAGAAAAGACGGATACTTCCTTCGAGGGTATTTCTAGGCTCAAGGTGACTACCCACACTATCCGAAAGGGAGTTGAGGTGACTTACTATGATTTATGAGTTATCCAATATTGATGAAGCGAGAAGGGATACTCTTATCCATAGAAGTGAGGGTGAGTCCTTAAACCGACTCTCCCAGCTATATGGCTTTAACCGACCCCTCTTTGTTAAAGAAAGTGATTGGAGAGAAGCCCTCCACGACAGCGTGTTTAACGCCCAACCCTCCGCCCAAGTGGTCTATAACTTCATCCACAAGTGCCTGCGTCAATGGACAAAGGCAGTTGTGTATGAGATGACCGCCACTTCCGTTAATACCGCAGGGACGACTGATATTCTTGATGGGAACTATGAGAGTCGCTTGGTGATGATTAATGGAGTTATCCATTTCTTATCTCACTATGACAAAGCCTCTAAGACCGCCACTTTCTCTAACCTAGATACTTCTTATTGGAAGGGTGTGTCTTTTACTGAGGGGGAAGTCCTTCAAGTAGAAATAGTCCCCTTCCTAGTGGAAGAGCATGGGTGTATTTACCGCCTTATTCTTGATAGCGGTGTGTTTAGACTCCCTGCGACTTATCTACAGGAAGACGCTTCTCAAGACCAGACTGAGGGTGAGCCTAAATATGGATATATCATGGACTTCACCTCCACAGATGATAGCGTGAGGTTTGGGGATAATGGATTTCCCCTCTATCTAGCTAGTGACTATATCGAGCAGTCATTTAGGCTGAGTGTGGGGAAGCTCTTATCGGCAGGGGTGTTTCTACAGGCTCAGAATACTCAATGGACTCTGGACTCCCCTTCCCTTTATGCGGATTTCTCTAGCGTCTTAAATGGACAAAACGCCTCTGCCGTAGGCTCTGCCCCTCCAACCCCTGAAAGGACATAAGAAATGGATATTGTGATAAGCCAAGAACTTATGGAACTCATAGGGGTGTCGGCTGTTATGGCTTACGCTTCTGTGGAAATAATAAAGCCCTTCATTAAGAAGGGATTAGAGCCTGAGAAAGCTAGGGCTTTACTCAGACTCTCTTCCGTTCTTATCTCAGGGACTATCGGCTTCACACTCACCTATAAGTGGCAGGGCTTATGGATGGGTATGGCGGCGGGGGCGTTAAACTCAGGTATCGTGGCGATTATTAAGTCGAGACTTAAAGAAGCCCGAACCCCCAAGTGACCGCCATTGAATACATCATGTAGCTTACAGCCAGAGCTATATTGACCAAAGTGGTCGCTTCCGCAATGTCAGACCTCCCAAAGAGGATTGACATAAACGATGCCCACCAAAGTCCAAAGCTCATCATTACTATCATACTCATGTTGTTTCTCCATCGAGTAGTAAAATAAGCAGGGTTGCTTATCTACTATACGCATGAATATAAATGAACTATTAAAGAAATGAGGAACTATGTGTGAAAAGTCGTGGGAACATAAATACTTCGAGCTTCGTGAGGAAATGATTACCCTACTTCACAAAGTATCGGAGGATGACCTTAATCTAATAGTGACTCTAGTTGGGATTATTAATACAATAGGCGACCATGACGCTCACTCCCAAATGGATAAAGCCCTATCTCTTTATGGAAAGGAAATACCTCATGAAGCTCTCCGCCCACTTCGACCTCCGCGAGTTTAACTGCCCTGTAGGTGGTGAGCCTCCTATTCATTTTATTCCAGACCTCATAGTCCTATGTGAGCAACTTGAAGTTATCCGCTCAGAGTTAAAAGCACCTATCCATGTTATAAGCGGGTGGAGGTCTTCCGCTTATAACTTCCAAATCGGTGGAGCAACTAAATCCCAACATATGTTGGCGACCGCCGCCGATATTAAAGTGGTCGGTCACACCTCCCACGAAGTTCATAAAACAATCCTTCACCTCATCTCTCAAGGTAAAATCCATAATGGAGGCGTGGGCTTATACCCGACCTTTGTACACTATGACATCAGACCCAAGCCTTCCCGTTGGAAGGGCGGTGGTCTTTGAGACTGAGACTGAGCAACTATGAATAAATACGAGTCCGTTAATCAACCTCTCCACTACGCCTCTAAGGAAGGGAGCTTCACAGCTATTGATGTGATTGAGGCTTGGAAGCTCGATTTCTGTAGAGGCAACGCTATCAAGTACCTCCTTCGTGCAGGTGGGAAACCTCACGCAGATGAGGTTCAAGACCTTGAGAAAGCGGTGTGGTATATCAACCGAGAAATCCAACGCCTTAAATCCCAGATGTTGGTGAGCCAGAAATGAAGCTCCCACCTCTCATCATTGATGGCTATCACGAGTGTAAGCACTACGCTTATCAAGCCCTTCAAGCTGTGGGTACTCACCTAAAAGACTACTCCGACTACTATTTCACCTCTTACGCTTGTCTCGCAGTCCTATTCGCCACCTATGAAAGCGGATTATGGCTTATCTTTCCATTTATCACAGCCATACTCTTTAGGTATCTAACACCTTTCATGTCCCTTCTTATTATCAACAGCCCCGATAAAGACACGACTGAGGAACTCGCCCAGCAGTTCACAGAGGAGTTTGATATTGTTTTTATCTATACCCCCGATGCGGAGGATGAAGAAATCCTCGACCAATGGGACTCTGATTTAAGTGATGATGAGGACTACCCCGATAGCCCTATTGATGACCCTAATGATATTGAGAAACCCTAGTTATCCTTCACCACCACCAAAGTAGCTGGTGGACTCAAGCTCATCTTGCCAATCCTCTGCCAAGTCAGCTAAGGGCGACCGATACTGCGTCTTTAACTCTATCGCAGAGGTATGAAGGCAGTTCCCAAAGGCTTCTGAGTCTAGAAGTTTATATAGCCCTGTCTCGTTCCTATGGAGCTTTATATCCACCTGCCCTAAGTCCCCTAGCAAGATGAGCTTAGAACCGCTACCAACCCTAGAAATCAGCGTCTTTAGAGAGTGTACATCTAGGTTCTGAGCCTCATCTACTATCACGATGGCGTTCTCTAGGCTCATACCTCTCGCCAGCTCTATAGGTAGATATACTAGCTTCTCATTATCCATCATCTCAGAAATAAATAGATGAGCGTCAATATCGAGGAGTTTCTTGAAGTGGACTAGATAGCTCGCCATGACGGGTTGCAGTTTCTCAGTCACATCACCGGGGATTGGACCCATCATCTCACTCTTACCACCCACAAAGACTGAGGGCTTAATGAGATAGATAGTCATTGACCTCCCCGACTTGAAATACCGCTCTAGGGCGTAGGCGACCGCCATTAAGGTTTTACCCGTACCTGCCCTACCTATCGCAACGCTCAATAAGACCTTCTCATCATAGAGGGTGGATAGAAATAACTTCTGACGAGCGTCTTTAGGGGTAATCCCCTGTACCTTTGAGTCGGTCTTCTTGGCGAGGGTTATTCTCCCATCTCTATAGAACGCAAGGGCGGAGCCTGCCCCTGCGGTCACTATGAGAGGGGAGTTCTGGTCGAAGTCTATTTCACCGACTTCAATCTGACCCTTCTTATAGAGTGCGTCTAGCTGTTCTTTTTCTATCTCGAACTCTATGTTGCACATATAACTCATAGGTCGCCCCCTTATGGATTTGAGTGATGGTATCCATATAAGAGCTTACCCTATTATCTCTACCCCCTTAAACTTATTATTATAAGGGCGTGTGGATAGCTTTAATGACCCTATTAGCGTCTTGAAATAAAACCCACTCACCCTTCTCATTCCCATATTTCCTGACCGACTGAGCCAGCTTCAACTCAGGAACATACTCAAATAGGGAGAGGTGTTCTTTATCCGCAAGTCCACGAGCGACCGATAAGACCTTGCTGTCGCATGGCGTTTCGCCCATGCGTATAGCGTGGTCTATGAAGGCACAAATCTTGGACTCAACGGATAAGAAGGCTGTTAGGAAATCATCGCTTAAATAACTACGGGGAGAGCCAGCCTTTAACTTGACCAACTCATGGAAGGTTTCTGACCTCACACCGAGTAGCCTGTAGTTGATAGCCTTGCTTACTTGCCCTATGAGCCTAATAGCTCTCCAATCCCCCTCTGGATAAAGCTGTTGAATAGTCGCTACAAGCCTACGCCTTGCCCCTATACCCTTTAACCTAGCCTCAGTTCTCGAAGCTACTGCCACAGGGGTGACGGCTATGCCGTTCTTCTGAAGCTCGTCAATAACCTCCTCCTCTATTGACTCTATCGCCTTATCCATTAAGAACTTGGACTTCACCTCTACAGGTACATCATTAAGCCACCCATAGTTGATATAAGCCTCACTTATCTTTACCCCCACATCAGCCGACAACCAACCCGCATAAGCTAGAAATAAAGGGGCTGACATCCATGTCTTGCTACCCCTACCCTGCCCTTCTACTGAATAACAATACTGAAGGATAAACTCGCTTAAAGGCTTCCTATGCTCATACTCAACATAGATTTCCTCTCCTGTGGCTTTCTTATAGAGGGCGACCGCTATTTCTTGAGTCCCCTTTTCCAATAAGAAGCTATACGGAGCCATCCATGACTTCCCTCTCGCCTCTGGTATCGCGTTTTGAAGGCTCTTGGCTTCAACCCACCTCTCGCCACCAAAGTCGGTAAAGGTTTCAAACAGGACATTACCGCTAGGAAGGGGTATCATTATATGAGTATCCATTAGTCTCTCCTATAGGGTAGTTTGTGCAAAACTCTATTGTTTTGCGGGACTTAGGCTCTCCTAAGTATCCTTATTCTACCCTTAGAATAGAGAAAAAAATGGATAAGTTTATCCATTATATAAGTTTATCCCACTCCACCTCACCCACAATACCCTGAGCAGAATAGGAAACTACCTTCCCTTCAAAGAAGTTGGTCATCGAGTCACCGCTCACTATCCAATCCAACCACGGGAGTGGGTTATCCTTCTGCTTAAATATGGGCTTTAAGCCGAGTTGGATAAGCCTTCTATCCGCTAGATACCTCATATAAGTCCTCACCTCATCAGCCTTCAAACCCTCTGGCTCACCACCCCTATAAACTAACTCCACAAGGCTGTCCTCAAGGGCGACCGCTTGCGTGTAGTTCTTATAGATGAAATGCTTTAACTCATCCGTCACCACAGCAGGGTTTTCTTCGCAGTAAGTCCTAAATAACTGCGTCATACCCTCTACATGGCTCGCTTCGTCCTTCACCGACCACTCCACTATCTCACACATACCCCTCATCTTTCCAAAACGCTGATAGTTGAGAAGCATCACGAAGGCTGAGAATAAACTCATACCCTCATTGCATACAGCCCTCGCAAGCTCGAACGCTATATGCGACTTCTCATCTAACCCCTCAGGAGCTTGCGTCATAAACTCAATCTTCTCCCTCATCTCCTTAAACATCAGAAATGAGGAATACTCGCTCTCAGGTAACCCAAGCGTGTCGTTGAGTAAAGCGTACGCCCGCTGATGTGTACCCTCCCTATTCGCGAAGGATAACAACATATTTCTTATCTCGTTATTCTTGAACACAGGGATAAATATATCGCAGTAGTTTCCACCTACCGCCACATCTGACTGCGTAAATACCCTAAGTATCTGAGATATATGAGATTTCTCCGAGTAGCTTAGGGATTTCTTCCATTGATTAACATCTTCTTGGAGCTTGGCTTCCCATGAACCCCAATGCATCTTCTCGTGTTCCTCAGCGAAGGACATCGCCCACGCATATTGAAATGGCTTATAGGTGACGCTGTTATCCATTAACCCTGACATGATAAACACTCCTCAGTCTTGTTAAAGTCTTTAAGGGCTACCCTCTCTACCTTCTCAGAAACCTTCTCACCAGATTTCTCCGCACTCGACCTCAAGTAGTAAAGACCCTTCAACCCCTTCTTATACGCTGATAGATGGACTGCATGAGCGTAGGTTGCGTTAGTCCCCGCAGGGAAGAATAAGTTAACGCTCTGACCCTGACAGATATAGGCTTGCCTATCACTTGCGTGTTCCACTATCCACATCTGGTCTAGCTCAAATGCCGTCTTGAACACCTGCTTCTCATAGTCGCTTAAACACTCTAGGTGTTGAACACTCCCCTCATTTAAGATGACGCTAGAAATAACCTCATCTACATCTACCCCCTGTTTACTTTCAAGAAGGCTCTTGAGGTACTTATTCACCTGCAAGAAAGAACCCGCCCTCGTTCTATGAGTAAAGGCGTTGGACTTCCAAGGCTCAATAGAGGGCGAGGTATCCAAGATGATGGCGGAGTTGGCGTTAGGGGCAATAGCCATCAAGTGGCTGTTGCGTAAACCACAACCAGCCCCATCAGGGTACTCACCCTTCTCCTCTGCAAGTCTCCTTGAGGCACTCACAGCCCTCTCTTTAATCAGGCTGAATATCTTGTTATTCACAGACTTAGCTAAGACCCCCTCAAACGCTATCATTTTACGCTGTAGATAAGAGTGGAAGCCCTAGGTACTCAATCAAGTCCTCAACTATCGGGGTGTCCACCCACTCATCAAAGTACTCAAGATTGAGGCTCGACAAGCAACAAACTGCGGAGCGGTCTTTCGCTGTCACCAAATGCACCTCCAGACACAAGTTTGAGCCATTTATCCTTAACCCCCTATCTTTAAGAGGTTGGGGCAAGTCGCGATTAGCCGTATCTATGAAGTGTAGATAAGGCTCCCCTGTCCTAAACCTCACCTCTATAATCCTCTCCCAAAGACCCCTCGCGTCAAGGGTATCACGCACCTCTCCACTCTTGGGGTCAATCAAATCCCACTTCTCTCCCTTAAACACCGCCTCCATGAACTTATCGGTGATGTTAATCGCGTTATTGAGGTTAAAGCACTTTCTATTCGTGTCTCCCCCTGTCGGCATACGCAGGTTTAAGAACTCCACTATATCAGGGTGCGAAATATCCATATAGGCGGCGTAAGACCCCTTACGGGTTGATGACTGCCTATAAGCCTCCACATCAGCGTCTATCGTCTTGAGAAATGGAATAGGACCGGGTGACTTCTCAGAAACTGAACGCACACCTGACCAATGACCTCCCACACCACCACCCATCACGCTCATCCACCTCACCTCATCAGAGTGGCTGATAAGCCCTTCTACTGAGTCATCTACATAGGTCAAATAACACGATATAGGCAGTCCACCCCTCCCTGCATTGGATAAGATAGGCGAGGAAAACATAAACCACCCCTTAGAGGCATAGTTGTATATCCTCTCAGCTAGGTCTTTATTAGGCGTGTAGGTATAAGCCGAGCGTCTAAAGGCATCTAGGGGTGATGTGTCTCCCTCCATCATATAAAAGGTCTTTAAGAGGCTCTCCCCATGTGGGTTGCTTCTCATCTCATCACTCATGGTGTCCACTCCCTATAGGTGTTCTGAGGGTAAAAGAGTACCGCCCTTCCGACTTGGGTTTCCGAAGGTGGTTCGCTCAATATACTACCTACCCACACCCTCCTTCAAGGGCAGGCTTCTTTAGAACGAGAAGTCGTTAGGGTTCACCGAGTCCCAGATGGACTTCCTATTCATCTCATCTATCTTTTGCTCATACTCAGAAATATCTGTGATTTCTCTACCTAGCTCAGAAATCTCCACCCCACCCACAGATACTGAGTAGTGGAAGCCCGACTCCTTCACAGCCTCTAATGCTATCGTTAAAGCCAAGACTGAGTCGTCATGCTTCCCGTAAGGAAAAGTCACTAGCTCATCTACTAGGGGTCTTGTCCTCGCCTTATCCGACTCCGTTGCCGAAGGGATAATCATCTTTCCATTTTCTAATAAGACCGCCAAGCTACTCAAACCCTCAGTCTTGGACTTCTTGGTCGTCTGATGCTCCCTTATCGGTAAATCAGTCCTTCCCTTTAACGCCATCGCGTGTAAAGCACCAAAGTTATTTCTCTCTACCCTCACCTGTGATGGAGCTATCGGTAGCCTCGAACAGAAACCCACTATCCTTCCATATAGGCTATCGGGCGTTAAGCCCCTAAACCTATCCATATCTATCAGAAATCTATCCCCCGCCTTATTGACACCTATCGCTATCAACACCGAGTAGTCACTATCCACCCGCTTCGCGTGACCACTATCCGTATTTAAGGATAAGTCTATACCCACACTTATACTCGTCACACCCTCTGGCATTTCTCCCAAGCTCATCAACTCGCCCTTCTTTAAGGCTAACCCCACCCATGATGGCTTAAATACTGAGTCATCATCGGAAATAGGCTGGTTTTGCATTTCCCTAAAGAACGCCTCCCTACCCATACTCGCCATCTCCGTTAATAAATAACGCAGAGGGCGACCCTCAGCCCATAAAACCTCCGCCTCATCTTCTCCCTCTATCTTCACATCCACTATCGTGTCACGCCCAGCCCTATTCTCCATCACAAACTCATATGACCTCGGAAATACCTTTATCGCTGAGTCCACTATCGCTGTCGTGGTCGCATCTCTTAACATATCCCCATATAAATCATTACTCCCCTTACGAGTCCCTATCGTTAATAATAAACCCTTCCTATTCAATATCGGAAGGAGCGTACCCCCCAACCACTCCGTTGAACGCCTACGGAAAGCCTCAGAGTTTGCGGTCGTTGAGTCCTCCACATCGTCTAAAATAATCCTATCTATGTGTCCACCCGTTATACTCCCACCTATCCCCACAGCCTCTATTGAAGGGTCTATCAAGTTCCCCTCTCTCTTAATGTATATCCTATTGTTCAGCCAAGATGTCGTGTCATCCCTCAATGGAGGTAAATCCCCACTCGCCCAATCATCTATGATACGCTTCGACTCTAAATAACCCCTCACAGCCTTTAATCGCTTCTCCGCCTGTGACGCTGTCGCACTCACTATCAATATCGTCTTATCCCTATCCGTCACTAACCACCACACACATAAGATTAACGCCAAATAGCTCTTGCCATGCCCTCTAGGGGCAAGCACTAGCAGTTTCTCCTTTGTACTCTCCCTATCCGCCTTATCCATTAACCTCATCGCCTCACTTATCCATTTCTCCTGATGAGGTAAATAATCCAGACCCATGTAGTACTTCGCAAAGAACATCGGACTCTTTATGGATAATAGTCTCCTGCCTTCCTTCGTACCCACTAGCTTCAGTATATCCGTCTTATCCATTTCTATTCTCCTTCATACAAGACTTCGGCAGGGAAGTGCTTCCTCTAGGACTCGAACCTAGAACCTGTGAGTTACAACGAACACCGCTCTCCCATTGAGCTAAGGAAGCATATTTCTATTACGCTCATTTATCCAACCCTCCCCTCATAGGTGGAAGGGACTAGGTATTCGTCTTTATCGTTTATCCAAGACCTCTTAGAGAGCTTACGGGCTGAGTAGAGAGCTATGGCTCTACGCCAACCCTCTCCCT